AATGACAAGGGTTACACAATGGATAATGTAGTTCCTTGTTGTAGAAATTGTAATCGAGCAAAATATAAAATGACATTACAAGAATTTCAAGAAAAACAGAAATAAAATTATAGAAGGGAGGTGAAAATCAATGGAAATTAAGAAAGCGATATCTATGCGTATGGAAGTTAAGGAAGCGATAGAATTTTTAGAGGGTATTAAACCTAATATTTATGAAAAAAATACTAAAGATAAAATCAAAAAAATATTAATTGATAAGGGGATAATTACTAAAACCAACGAGGAATTAAAAGGGATAGAAGGGAAATATATAATTAATATAGATGAAGTTATTGATTTGCTCCAGCAAGGCGAAGCGTATCGGCTAACATTGAAGGCATTAGATATTAATTATGGTCATTACCTGATAGGGGTAAAAGATAATAAGGAAGTGGGGGAAAGTTATACAATTAGAGATTTGATAGACATCAGTTATCAAAAATACTTCCCAAAAGAGAAGTAATGAAAATAAACAATGCGGGGGGTAAGCTGAAATAATATAGTTTACCCCTTGCAAAAAAAAGGAGAAATTATTTCTGAAATCCGACCAGACTTGACAAATATTTGTATACTTAGAGTAAGGGGAGTGTAATGTCTTATCAATATAAAATCTTATAAAGTAATAAATTATGGCTTAGATCCGCCAGGAACCTCAACACCGCTTTGGGGTGATAATAACATAAGCGAAGATAGTATTATCACCTCAATGGACTTCCAAGAGAGTCTGCAAAAATTAACCTCAATTGAAAGAGAAATTATTCAATTATGTAATCAAGGTTATTCAAAGCGTGAAATAGCCGAGATGATTAACCTGCCAGAAACCACGACCCACGATATAAAACAAAGAGCAATTAGTAAATTAAGGAAGATGTTAAATGGAGAAGATAGTATTCACAGCCTCTTTGCCTGATATCCTGTCAGCCATCAACATTGCAGGCGTAGACGGCAACAGCAGGATTAAATTAGATATACCGGCAAGTGATGTGGCGGCAGTAGTTCAGTTAATAGAGATGAGGGGGCAAAGTTTTAAGGTAACGATAGAGGATGATTACTAATGGCTAAAATGACAAAGGTGACAAAAAAAACGTTTTTAAATATATATAAAATTAATGGTGGAAGTGTTACTAATGCTTGTGAAGTAGTGGGTATATGTAGAAATTGTTATTATAAAGCCCTTGAAAAAGACCTTAAATTTAAGCAGGCCATTGAAGATGTAAAGGAAGAATATAATGAGGAATTAGTTATATTAGCCAAAAAAGGTTTAAAGACAAACCTAAATAGAAGCAAGCAGAGTGCAGTTGAGTATGTATTAAATAATAAAACTAATGGAGAATTTTCTAACACAGTGAAGAACGAGCTTACCGGCAAAGACGGCGCACCTATTAGTTTTAAGTTTATCATTGAAAAGACCTATTCTGAGCTAAATCCCGAAAAAAAAGATGCTCAGGATTGATTGTAACGCACACAAAATAAGGTGTGCTTATGATATTACCTATTTTTTAGGGGGAATATGACAGAAATTAAAGATATCCGGGTCAAGTTGACCCTTAAACAAACTCAATGCTGGGATGCCTTCTGGAACCCCAACATCAATTCTATCCTTTTCGGTGGTGCAATGGGCGGTGGTAAATCTTATATCGGTTGTTTACTACTTGATTATTATGCAAGCTGGGTAATCGAAAAGTTTAATTTACAGCCTAATAAATATCCTATTAATCTTGGATTTATGGGGCGTAATAGGGCAGTAGATTTTAACGATACTACATTAGAGACTTGGAAAAGAACTATCCCCGAACATTACTATATTAGAGCACAAGATAAAGAAATTGTTATTGAGAATAAGGTTAAGTATGCTTTTGGTGGGCTTGATAACACTGAAGAAGTAAACAAATTCAGTTCGGCTGAATTTGCGGTAGTATTTATAGACCAAGCAGAGGAATGCAAAAAGGATAATATCGCTATATTGATGTCAAGATTTCGATTACAGATTAATGGTATAGCCTTACCGTATAAGTCATTATTTACAGCTAATCCTAAAAACTGTTTTTTAAAAGATGAATTTGTTTTAGGTAGTGATCCCAAGAAAATATACATACCTGCTTTACCTGCTGAAAATCCAAACTTACCACATACATATATGGATAGCCTACGAGAAGCCTTTAAGCATAGACCTGAATTATTATTAGCCTATCTTGAGGGTAGCTGGGATAGTCTTGAAGGTTCGGATATTGTCATTAAGGATATCTGGATCAGAGATGCCGCAAGAGTAGTCAAAAGTTATATAGGCAGACCTAAACGAGTATTCGGTGTAGATGTAGCAAGGTTCGGCGATGACCTTACGGTTTGTTACGACATGGAAGATACAGATATAGTTGATGAGATGATATTCGGCCAGAAAGACACGATGTATACCGCAGGTAAGATACACATCTGGGCGCAGGAGAAACATCCTGATTTAATCGGCGTAGACGTGACTGGTGGTTTAGGTGGAGGGGTAGCCGATAGATTAAGGGAAATGGGCGATAATGTTTTGGATGTCAATAGTTCTGAGAAGGCAGAAGAAGAAACTAAATATTATAATTTAAGGGCAGAGATGTATTGGAACACGGGCAGAAGGTTTGCCGAAAAGGATATTAAGTTAACCTGGCAAGGCAAGTCGGGGGAAGACAAAGATTTAGCCAGGGAATTATCGTCTGCGTCTTACCTAATCCGTAACGGCAAAATATTAATCGAACCTAAAGAGAAGATTAAAGAACGCTTAGGCAGAAGTCCTGATAAAGCAGACGCTTATATTATAGGTTTACACACTTTAAACGATGCGGTGATAGCAGAAAGTTATGGAGATTGGAGAGATGATGACTACAAGGCGAAATGCTCGCCGTATACGGGATTGTAAGGGGAATAAGATGGAAAAGAAAAATCCAATAAAATGTTTAAAATGTATTGATAAATTCATAGATTGTAGAGATTTAATTTTCTGTAGGTATGGGGAATTGAGATATATAGGTCGCAAGAAGGATTATGAGATACCTGAATGGTGTCCAAAAAAAGATATTCCTCATTGGGAAGAGGGGGAAATAAAATGAAATATAAAAAGTTATTGAAAGAATCATATGAACTATTGGATTGGTGTTTATCTATTAACAATGAGAAACAGACAATGATTGTGGTAAATCAAATTATTAAAGTGAAATTGATTCGGGACGTATTAGAAGGTTTTACAATAAAACAAGGTAAAGGTGAAATTTACATTTCATAGTAAATAATATTCACAGGGGTGAAAGAGATGAGTCATATTGAACGAAGAAACTGTTGTAAAGAAAAAGGGCGAGGTTCTAAAGGAATTTGTATTAAAGAAATATAAAATCGGCATTGATTTCTGGAAACCCTTTCGGGAGAACTGGGCAGATATCAAGAAAGAATACGTTGGCGTGCTGAACGAGGCTAAAGAAGATTGGCAGGGCAATGTTATCGTCCCCACTTTAAAGAAGGTGGTCCGCAACCTCGTATCACTCTATCTCTCCATGCTTCTGTCTAAAGGGGCGGAGTCGTTTGATCTGGGGCCAGGGGAAGAAAGCGATAAGAAGAACGCCGAGAACCTGCGATTGAAGATAATCTATGACTTAAACACGATGGAAATAGAAAAGAAGATGATACCTATCCTGCAGGACTTTGTCCTTTACGGCTATGCAGTCGCTTATGTCCCCTGGAAACACACCGTAGAAAAAATGAGAACAGGCAAGAATACAGTGAAGGATGTAGTAACCTTTGACGGACCGGATTTAGAATGTGCTGACCTGCAAAAGCTCGTTAGTGACCCCAACTGCAAGGATTTATCTTCATGGAAAATCTATGAGAAAGATGATATCCCGATAACTTACCTCAAGCAAAAAGAGAAAGATAAAGTTTACTTCAACATTGACGCCCTTAAAGAAAGTATTGGCCTCAATGTAGATGTAGTAGATACATTAGAATATCACGGACTCGTTCCTAAAAGGTTAATTGAAGGGCAAGTAGATGACCCCGACGAACCGAATCCCTTTGATGATGAATATGTACAGGCCATTATCGTTCTGGCTCATGAAGATACAGTTATCAGGGCAAGTGCTTATCCTTACTGGTGTAATGATATATTTGTCCCTTTCGTTAATGACCACATGGTAGATGAGATTGTAGGCATGGGAAGCGGTGATGATATCAAGGCACTTGCTCCTATGCTCACCAACCTATATAACAAATTAACAGACCTTGTAAACATCGTAACTAATCCTGCTTATGAAATGGTAGTCAGCCGTTATTTAGGTAGGGCAAAGACTATTCTCATGAGACCGGGAAGAGTCTTGCCGGTTAAAGAATTAAATACTATAAGAGAGATTAGCACTACTGCTCAGGCTTCAACTATACAATTAATACCGCAGTTAATCGCTATGATCAACGGAATTATAGAAGAGATAACAGGTTCAACTCCGCAAATCATGCCTACGGCTGACAAAAAAGATGTCCATTCTACTGCTACTGGACTGGCCATGATGACCGAAAAGTCTATGCAGCCGATTAATACGAAGGTTAAGTTTTATATTGAGCCTGCCTTCAGAAAAGTATTAGGGATTATATACAGGCACAATATACAGCACTTTAAGCGAGCTGATGCAGTCAGGATATTAGGGGAAAAGAAAGCCGCAGAGTTTAACCTCACTGAATTAACTAAAGCAGATATTATGATGAAGGGCAACCCTGACTTCATTCCTACCGGCATATCAGGGTTCATGGAAAAGAGAGTAGAGATACAGAACTTATTAGACTTCGTGAAGATAGGTGCTACCACAATGATACCTGCCACCCAAAAAGATTTATTAGGCAATGATATACCGATAAATAATCCTGATGGTACACCCGCTATGAAGCCATTCATGAAGTTACAAGTAATAGTCAGGCGTATCGGTGAACTGTTAAAGATAAAAGATTTAGACGAATTGATACCCGAAGAAGAAAAGAAACCAGTTACTCCTCAAACTAACGCCTCAAAACCTCCACCACTGGCTGCCTCTCGGCCAGGTCAGGCAAGTCGGAATACCCCTGCTGGCTTGCCTGGTGGAAACTACTTAGCACGAGGGATGGGAGGACAGAAGGGGTGAAAGGAGGACTAAATGCCAGACAACCTAACCACAGAAGAAAAGGAACTCGAACTATCGGCACAAGAAGCCCATAACCTAATCGAACTTTGTAATACCAATGGCTGGAAACTGCTCCGTGAGAAGTATTTCGATGTCAGGCTGAAAGAGGCAAAAGAATATCTTTGTGATACCAAAAATACTGATATGGCATTGATACAGGCTAAACGGCTGATGGTGGACTTTATACAGACCATGTTAAACGAGATTACTACGCAGGTTACGATTGGCCTGGAAGATGAGGAAGAATTAGTTAGACGGAAGGAAAAGAAAAAGAAGAAATAGGGGGGAAAGATATGATTTTTGATAGTGCTTTTAATAAATTTATGAAAGATTTAGAAAGGCAAAGAGACAATTATAAACATAATAGTAAAGTCTTATACACCGAAGGTCAGATAAGAAATATTTACGATAATTTAATAAATGCTATAAATGAAATAAACACTACAGGATATCTTGATGTAGAAAAATATTACGAAGAATAATCATAAGAGAGGACAAGGGGAATATAATTAAAGGAGTTTATATTCATGGGAAAAGACGATAACAATCCCAAAACCGCCTCGCAAGAACAAGCGGATAATAAGACTATCGTTCCTGAACCGGTAGATAAAAACGCCCCGTTTTCGTTAGAAGAAGCTCAACAGGTTTTAGAAGCAGAAGAAGGTAATATTGAAGCTGAAATTGAGAAACTTAAAGGAAGTAAAGACACAGACATTGCACCTGACCTAAAAGAACTAAAGGAAAAGCAGGTCAAAGCTAAACAGGAAATCAAACAGAAGAAAGAAGAAATAGTAGAAGTAGAAGAAGAAACTACAGAACCCACAGAGGCTATCCCCGATAAGTTTAAGAATAAGACCCTTGAAGAATTGATAAAGATGTCAAAGGAAACAGAGGCTTATTCTACTAAACTATCACAGAAGAATAAGGAATTAGAGAAGCAAGTCAAGGATTTAGAATTAATTAATGCCAAAATTGATGAATATGAAAAGTCTGCGGTGGTTAAAGACCAGCAGGCTATCAAATCTAACCTGCCACTCTACCCCCCTGACGAACTGTATTACGATGACCCTATCAAATATAACAAGCAGGTTAAAGCCTATAACGATGCAGTATTAAAAGCCGCCATTGATCCGCTATACGGACAAAACTACGGTTATGAAAAGAAGAAAGTTATAGATGCCTTAAAAGAAAAGACTAAAGATAGAGTTATCCCTTACTCCGAAATAGAAGCCGAAGTAGAAGCACACTTAAAGAAAAATCCAGAACTGTTTGATATTCATAAATTAAAAGCAAGAGAAGTGGTCTATGGTGAAATGGTAGCCGAAAGATTGCCTGACAAGGTAGAAGATATTAAAAAGAAAGCTGTTGAGGAAGCAAAAAAAGAGTTGAAGGAAGAAGAAGAAGATTTGAGTAATGCTCAGATTATGTCTTCCGATATCACAACTCTAAAGAGAGCGAGTAAGCCGGTTGATTTTGCAGAACAGCTTGATAGTGGTGTTGACCCGAGAAAGGTTATTGAAGGGTTAAAAAAGAAACACAATATCAATTATGATTTCTAAAAAATAGATTGGCATTCTAAGGGGAATATAAAAACTTAGGATGTGAATTATTATGACAGACTGGTTAAGTAATGTCTATGCCCAACAGGGAAGAAGTACTGGACTTTCCACTGGGACTAAAGCCAATGATATAAAAACTCTCTATAAGGCAATATATTTGAAAAATAGAGAGCCAGAATTAGTATTTCAGCAATTTGCTCAAAAACAGACAAATACTGATATACCGTTAAGTACGGGTGATAATGTTGAATTTACTCGGTATGCACCATTAGCAACCGATGCAAATTATAATATACTCACAGAAGGAACTACCCCCAATCCAGAACAATATTATGCTCAGACCGTTACTGCGATTCTTGACGAATACGGTAATTACGTCAAACCATCTTCAAGATTATGGCTTACTGCTTTTGACCCCAAACTTGGTGGTTTAGCAAGATTACTTGGTGTTCAATCGGGTAAACAGTTAGACCTTAAAATACAGAGTTGTATTGCGAAAGGATTTATGGGTATAAGAGCAGATGGTGATACTGCCTATCAAGGTCAGGTAGTTTGTGTTACGACTGGAAGTAGTATTACCAATGTTAAAGTAACTGGGATGCCCTCCGGTATTGCAACTGATACAACAGGTTCTACTGGTGTTATTGTATTTATCAGTGGTAGAAACGAAGGAATTTCCAGAACTTATGTTGGAGTAGATGATGATGAAATAACTGTAGCTACATTACCATTTACTCCTCTTGATGGTGAGATTGCAAGAATCTGTGATACCGAAGGGTTAACTACTGGTGATAAGATTACTGCTGCATTAGTTAAGAAATCAGTTGCTTTGTTAGAATCTCAGGAAACTCCTTTGTTCCCTGATGGTTACTATCACGGAGTTATTCCTGCTGGTGCGATGAAGTATGACTTTATGAACGATACCGAATATATCAACTTAAAGCATTATGCTGCACCTAAAGACCTTTACAGGAATTTAGTAGGAGAATTTGCTAATGTTCGTTTCCATAAAGATACTCATCCATTTAGACATACTGCTGGAGTTTTAGCAACTTATGTTGCAAGTGCTGCTCCTCAAATGGTAAGTATATTTGGGTCTGATGCATTTGGTAACATCAAGTTAGCTGGCAAAGACCAAGTATTCGAAGTTTGCCCACCTGAATTTACTACTACTAACCCGTTGGCAATGTTCGGAACTATGTCCTGGAAGAATATGTACTGCCCATTGGTATTGAATGGGGCATGGGGAGTCAATATCTTCGCTGTGCCGACTGCTCTGTAAACTAATCTTATAACACAATGGGAAGCGGGCGGGACGATAACTCCCGCCTGCGTAAAATAAAAAAGGAAGTGATTTTAAATGTCTCAGACAATTGGTAAATATATAGGAGAGGGACACGGAAAGGGGGAAGTCTATGCAGCTTTAGCGTATAACCCAAGCGATGCTTTTGGTGGTATGCAGATAAAGGGCGTAAAATTTAGTCCCGTTGCTGGTATTCCTGCTATACAAGTAGGAGATTCCACTACCGCATGGACAGCATTATATGGTGATAGAGCCATATCAATTTATAGTACCTGTGCTGATACTGGAACTGGCAATGCTATGCCAGTATATATCAAGGCAGTAATGGCTGGTATTGGTGGACTTGGAAGAGCAATAGAAGCAGTATTAGATGTAAATGCGAGACTCGGAAGTTATTCTAATGCCATTAAAGGTTATATTGACTTTACTGGTGGTAGTGTAGCTGGTCTTGGTTCTGCAATCTGTGCTGAAATGCTAATGGGTGGAGCTTCAATGCCTGCTGCTGGAAACTATGCACCTTTAGAAATTGAATTGGTTACTCCCACAGGTTGGACTGGCGTTCAAGTAGCAAGTTTTATCCATGCACAAGTTTCAGGAGATCCAACTGCAATGACTGCTTTTGGGACTACTGGATATCTAATGAATATTGTAGGAGTTGCTGACGTAACAAGTGGAGTTTTCCATAATTTTACAACACCAGTAGCAGCATCAACGTATGGATTAAAAATCTTAGTTTCTGGTGTACCTTACGACATACTTTTAGTGGCAACACAAAATTAAACTAAAATACTTTGCGGGGTGAAATTCCCCGCAATCTTATAAGAAAGGAGGAATAAATGCGTAAATTAAATGTAGAGAATTACATCAATGAAATTAAAGTAAATGAAAACGGTGCTACCGTAACGAAAGAAATAGAATATGAGTTTAAGGATTCGCTTATCTTTATTATGTTTAACCGTGAATTGCAATTAGCTGGTAAAAGCCTGTTAGAACAAAATAAATTAGCCGAAAAGATATTGGCAGTAGATAAGGAAATCATATTAGAAGAAGCGGAATATAACAAGATTAAACAGGCAGTAGAAACTTTTAAGGGCTGTACCCGCAATGAAGTCCAGTTAGTTGATAGAGTCCTTAATTGCCCGGAAATCGATGTAGAAGAAAAGAAAACTGATTTTAGTAAGAATTAAGGGGGAAAATATGTTTATAGTAGACCAGTTAATTGATGATAATTTAGAACTGCTGTTATCACCCTTTTACCGTGACAGCGTAGGAGGGGAGGAATTACATGAAACCAGATAAAACAGGAAATAAAAATCAAATAAAGTTTGAGAAGATTAGAATTGTATCGAGTAATTATAAGATTACCTATCACGATGTAGTAAGAGATAATGACGGAAAGATATTAGAAGGTCGAATATTAGAGGCTTTAAAAGAAATATTAATAGACAAAAACTTGTGTTACCAAACGAAGTTACAAGTAATTATGCATGAAGCTATGCACGGGATAAAATGGGAAATGTGTTTTGATATAAAAGATGAAAATTGGAATACCCAACTTACCACTGGTGTTACTTGTTTTATTCGGGATAATCCAAAGTTTATTATAGAGTATATGAGAGTTCTTAATAATTAAGTTTTAAGGAGGGCTAACCATGCCTGCAAAATCTAAATCACAATTTAAATTAATGAAGACAATTGCCGAAGGGACTTATCCTTCTGGTTATAGAGGGATATCTAAAAAGGTTGCTAAAGAATTTGTAGACCATCAAAGTCCTAAGAAATTGCCTGAAAAAGTAAAAAAGAATAAAAAGAAAAAATAAACGAAAGGGGGAATAATCAATTATGTCAATGATAATCTCACAGGAATTTATGCAAAGCGAAGTAATCAATCCGATGGCGAGAAGGCTTGCAGATATAGAAAAGAAGATAGATTTATTGAAATCCGATATTGAATTATTGGTTAAAGATTTCGATAAAGTCATTAAAAATATAAAGAAGGTGAATTAAATTATGGAAGTATGGCAATGGAAATTAATAACTGGAGCTACTACTCAGTTAGCTAATGGAACAGTATATATTAAATCAATAATATTATGGCATACCACAACGGCAAATGCAGTAATTTATAATGAAAAAGCTGGCGGAACTACATCAATGTTTTTAACTGTCTATAATAATGCAAATCAATTAACAATACCTATTATGTTTGAAAGTCCCTGTCAATTAGATGCAGGTTGTTATATTGTTTTGTCTGCAGGTGGAATGTTAGTTCAGTATAAACCAGTGTAAGGATGTGATTAAATGGTTGACACGCTTTTAAGTACATTAGCCAAAATTAATACTGACGTTAGAAGTCTATTAAACGAATTAACCGAAGGCTTCTGGTTAGATACCGAAATAACTAATTGGTCTAATGAAGCACAAGAAGAAATAGGACACGAAACCTTTTGCCTTCGGACTTGGAAAACTTATACTATTTTAGGTTTAGTAGGTGAAACTAACGATATATTTGATGAACGGGAACTCCGGATGGATGATGACTTTATCGCCATAGATGAGGGCGTGGTCTATTACAATGATGTTGCCTTAAAGCCGACTACACAGGCGAGGCTTGCTCTCGCTGATAATAAATGGCGTGATAATGCAGGCACTCCTTCCCGCTATTATGTGCGTGGTGATATGCTCGGCTTCGACCGCAAAATATCCGCAGGTGATACAGTTAAATTCTATCAGATTGAAAGAGCCGTTGCTATGTCTGGTGATATTAAACCTTTTAACGGTGATTACCGCTTAATCAATTTTAGAAAACTAATCAGGGATTATGTAGTCTCAATGTGCTGGGAGAAAAAAGGGGAAAGTAATAGAAGCGATAAGTTTTGGCAGAAATATCAAATTGGACTGCAAAGAATGAAAGAACTCTTAAACGTGGACATTGACAATTCTTATAATATTATAATGGAAGACCATCCTGCACGATTCTATAGAAAAACAAGATGGCCAGATTGGGGACAAAGGTGATTAAATGGCCTCAAAAAAGAAAATCTTCAGAATCGGAAACAACCTTGACCCGTTTTGTCAAGTAAAACTAAAAGACCTACCCCGTGAAGCAGATGCTATTAAAAATATGTCATTTGATGAGTGGGGAAATTTATGTAAAAGGGCTGGATATGCCAAATATAATACTGATTCTTTAAGTGATACCAAAAAGATTACAGGCCTGCACCGTTTTTATAAGCAGACCGAATCAAGCAAATATTGTTTGGTGGTCTGTGATACAGGTATATATGTTTTGGCCGAAGCGACCGACCATGAAGCTGGCTTATCACTTGCGACCGTAACCGAAGATTCTGATACTTATTTTATTGACTTTGTTGATAGATGTTTAATTGCTAATGGCGAAGAAAACTTAATGAAGTTTGAAATAGTATCAGATGTGGCTAAAGTCTATACTGTAGGGATAATCGCTCCTGCTGCTCCCAGTGGATTGACTGCTATTGCCTCTGGTTCATTATCGTTGGGTAATTATATGTTTAAGGTTACTTATGTGGATGTAGACGGAAATGAAAGCAATGCTTCAGTTGATTCTGCGGTCGTGGCTGTAGCAGCAGGACAAAAGGTAACTGGTACTATTCCCAAATATACGGGGACTGACTATAATATTGCCAAAAGAAAGATTTATAGAACTTTGGCAGGTGGAGCATCTTATTATGAAGATAGTACAGTTGGCAACAATAGTGACGAAACTTTCTCAAGCACCCAGTCCGATAACGCATTGGTTCAGGCTAATTCATTAGAAAATTATCACGAGGAAAACCACGATGCCCCGCCTTCTGCACCTTCCTTGATGGCTAAACGAGGGGGAAGGATATATTTAGCGGTAGGCAATAAACTTTACTTCTCTAAACGATATTTTGAATATTTCCCTGATATTTTCTGGATAGCAGTGGGAAATATGCGTAATATTACAGGAATTATTAATCAGTTACATACTTTACAGGTATCTACCAAAAATAGCGTAGAAAGATTACTGGGAACATCGGCTCAGATAGAAAGTGCTGATTATTTCCAGTTTAAGGATTCTTATTCCTCTAAAGGTGTTTATGCCAGTCGTTCATTGGTTGACTGTGATAATTATATTGTCTTTTTACATAAAGACGGTTTGTATATCGTAAATATAGACCAGGTCAAAGAATTGAATGTAGTTTTAAATAAATATCTAAAAGCGAATATAAATCAGGCTCATATAGATAAATCCTGTGCCTGTTTCTATGACGGGAAGTATATACTTTCTTATCCTAAGGGAACAGACGAAGTTCCTTCGGAAACCGTCTATTTTGATTTTAAAGATGGCACTTATGGGATATATGATTTTGCCTTTAATGTCTATTCGGTGTGGGGGCAGGATGGGGAAGACAGTTTAAAGGCGGGATCAACGACAGTAGGCAGGGTCTATGATGTTTTTTCTGGACTTTATGATGCTAAAGAAACGGGTAACTCTAATATAGAATCTTATGATACCTTACCTTTCTTATTTTTCGGGAATCCTGATACTTGGAAGCAGATATATAATATTTATATTAAAGTAAAATCCACAGGAGCAACAACCTTAACGATGAATTATACTTTAGATGATGCAACCGAAGTTACTTCTGTCACTCAATCTATAACCGCAACTACCACGACAACAAAGTGGTATAAAATTAATTTACCTGGTGGAGGTCAACGTTGTAGAGGAATAAAATTAAGACCTTCTATGTCAAATCAACTTTATTGGGAAATTCAAGGTATTGAAATTGTCTATCGTGATGAAGAAAAGGAGTGGGGTCCTGAATAATGCCTAACGAAGAAGTCAAAATAGCACAAGTAGATACCAATGCCGAAGCAATAAGCAAGTTACAGAAAATTTATGATGAACTTTACGCTAAAGTTATGCAATTAATGGATGAACTTGAAGAAAGAGGCCTATTAGTTGATTCTGGTGGCGGCAAAGAAGTAGTCGTTTATAATGCCGAAGTTTATTGTGATACTGACCATCCTGGCTATGTTTACTTTCGTATAGACGAAGAAATGACCAAAGTAAATAACATTTATGTAGACGTTTACCCAACGGATTATCGTAGTCCGGTAACTTTATAAAAGGAGTGACAATTATTTAATGGCAGTTATTGATATTGGAAGTCCAGTAATAGATAGAGGCAGTTGGTATACTTATGGCCTTTCTTGTATTTGTAAAGAAAATCCTGCTAATGCCAGTGGTAAGATTACATCTGTAGATATATTGATGAAAACCCTTGGAAATGTAAAAGTAGGTATTTTTTATAGAGAAGACCCTACTGGTTATCCCAATCGTTTTACGGCAAGAGATACTCAAAACATAGGAAGTATTGATGGACACCAGATTGTCGATGTTGACCTTGACGTAGAAGAGGGAGATTTTATTGGATTTTGGATATGGGCGTCAGGTCTGATAGAAGCGGATGGGTCGGGGGGAGAAGGTGTTTGGACACGTGTCGGTGATATATATACATGGGAAAATGAAGAGTTTTTTTTCCAATCAGGTTGGACAATAAGTATCGGTGCAGCAGGACACACTATACCAACTGTTACTACTCAAGAAGTATCTGACATATTATCAATTACTGCTACGGGCAATGGTAATATAACTGACACAGGTGGAGTGAATTGTACTAAACGAGGTATATGTTATAACCTTACAGGAAATCCAACAGTGGCAGATAGTAAAATAGAGGAAACAGGAGATTTTGGGATTGGGTCTTTTACTGAAAATCTGACAGAATTATCCTCTGGGACAAAATATTATGTTAAGGCATACGCCTATAACACGGCTGGTTATGGTTATGGGAATGAAGAAAATTTTACTACTGATGAAGCATTTCCTATAGTTACTACTGTCAATGCTTCTTGTGAAGATAGACAATCAACTACTTTAACCGCAGTGGGTATTTTAGGTAGTGGATGTACCTATAGAGGATTTGAATATTATCAAAAAAATACTGGTGTCGCTTACGATTCCAGTATGTATGCGGTAAGGGAGATAGGAACATTTGTTACCACTGGCGAATATCGCATGACTTTATATGGTTTAAAACCATTAACCTGTTATTGGATTCGTGCTTATGCAGGCAATGTTTTTGGAATAGTTTATGGTGACTGGGTTTTATGTTGCACTACCGAAGTGCCTTCTTATGATATATATACCGAAGAAAACACCGCCAGATATCGTCTTTATGTATCTGATGATGAAGCCATCGCGTGGCGTGGGTATAAAGGGCCGTATAGCGGCAAACAGACTCTTATAAATATAAGCGATATAACAAATAAAACTAAAGGGGTAAAAGTATTAAAGATAGATTTGCCTGACGCTAACACTAAAGGGAATTTTCACGTATGCATCACAGTAAAACAAGAATTGAAAAGTTAATTAAGGAGATGATTTTTATGGGATTGTATCCACTTATTGAAAAATTTATAGCAGACCAAGCACAATCGGGGAATATATTAAAAATGGGAAAACCTGGGATTAGGACTTTTGGTTGGGGACAGAATTATTATGTTGACGAGGCAGGTAATAAAATAAGTAATAATCCAAATATGTCATATTATTATGACACTAAAGGCAATATCCAATATTTTGGTAAACCACAAATAGATTGGACTAAAGTTAAATATGGTCAAAATCCATTTGAAACCCCCGAAGCATTATTAGGTAATGAAACAATCTTTAACCAACCTACTGGAACTCAACCTATTGTAACTCAACCGACTATAAATCAACCCCTTACAAATCAATCTCAAATTGGGCAACCTTCGAGTATTAGTCCAATAAAAACTGCCGTATCTGAGTATTTAAAGAATCCAATTGGTGGATTGATTCGCACGGGTTTTAATCCAGAATTTGAGATGTGGAAGAAAAATATTTCTAATTTAAGATTAAATTTATAAGGGGATTTCATTTAAGGAGATGATTTTATGGCAACATATAATTGGTACAGCACGCCTTATGAATGTGCTGCTGACCCCTCAAAATCTCACGGCGTTGGCTGGTATAGCGGGACTACTTTTATTGCTTCTACTTATAAAAACCCCGCTACTGGTTTAGCATATACTCCTGCTGAATTAGCGGGGTTAAGCGGTGGTGGCACTACTACTACACCAGGCGGAACTACAACAGCACCTGCTACTACACCCGCAAGTCCATCAGGAGTAACTTATGACCCGAATACAGGAATATTAACCAATCCTCAATATGGATTTACCGGAACATTGGAAGAGTGGCACAAATTCCACCCTGAACCTTTGGAATATGAAGGGATTGCCGGACCTATTGTAAATAGAGAAGGTATAACTACTGCACCGACTACTCCATCAACTATACCGACAATAGCTAATCTGGAAGTTCCTCAAGCACCAACCTTGCCACCCTATAAGCCTACTGCCGAATTAGAGGCATTATCAACACAGGTAGGCGGAGCAATATCGGGCATTATTGCAGAGGGCGGTATCGGAATGGGAGAGGAAACTAAAGAACAGTTATTCCTGAGGGAAGCCGAAATTATCAATGCCAGCACTGCACAGGCACAAAGGAATTTAGAAGATAGGATGGCGGCACAAGGGTTATCCGATTCGGGTATGGCTTTTAGTGAAGGCATGAAGTTAGCCTCCAAAAGCACGATTGCAATGGCTAACGTAATGAGGGATGTGGCGATACAGGATAGTCTGATGAAGATAGCTTCTTATCAAAATGCTTTAGGTTTGGGCGTACAGTTCTTATCTTATTTAAGTGAGGAAAGTTGGAGACAATATCAACCGACTATATTGAATTGGCAGGCAAAAGTAGATATGTATAAGTTAGCGATTACGGATGCTTATAATAAGCAGAATTTAGACCTGGCTCATCAATATGATATGGAAATGGCTCAATTTACAGCTTCAACGAATATACAGTTAACTCAAATGACGATAGATGCTGCTGCGGAAGCCGCAAAGAAAGATACCTTCTGGGAAATAGTAGGTGGGGTTCTTGGTTTTGTTGGAAAAATAGCATTAGCATGGTTAACTTAATATAAAAGGATGTGATTTATTATGGGTTTTGCTACTGGTTTACAAGCGGGAAGCAATTTAGTTAGTAGTGATATAGTGCAGAAGATAGGACTTAAAAAAGAAAGGAAAAGAGCAGGCAAATTATTAGAAGAATTTAATGCCAAACTTGAAGAATATCAATTATCAGATAATGAACTTAGTTATTCTGAAAAGGTACAGTTGGCAGTTTTGGCAAATCAAATAGGGTCAGATTATGCTAAAAGTTTAGATGAACTTAATGCTTCTCAATCATCTTTCGATAAAGAAAAAATGTCACAGGAATATCAAACCTTACGCAACAAGAATGATTTACTTGCCACGCTTATCAAAGAAATAAAAGATAATAAATATCTTTCACAGGCTGATTTATCTGCCCTTGATGAAATAACTGGAATACAATTTAGCAAATTATGGAATAAAGAGACCATAGACGGAATAAGAAACGAAGAAACTAAACAGCAAACTTTAGATAATGTATTTGGGGTAGCTAAAGAATTACCAACAGAATACACTATACCCTATATGAAAGGGCAGGGCGTACCAGGATTGGAAGGATTACAGCCGACTACTGCACCGAAAACAGCAGGTATCTCAGATTATAATGGCGCTGCTAATTTCTTGAAAAATTATGCTAACAGTAAAATGTCAGATATAGATTTTTACAAAACAAGAGATGGAATAGCGACAAAATTCGGATTAGATTTATCCACTATGACACGAGAATCATTAGTAACACCAGAGAAAGTAGCCACCCCTACTAAACCCAAAGTACAAGACCCCAATGATGTCTTGTTTGGCACTAACGGAATAATGAAAGACTATATTAATACTGGAGGCACATTAGGCGATGAACAAAAAGCAGAGATTAGGAATAATTATAATCTAATAAAACCTTCACTTAAAGCAGATACAAGAACGCAGGTTGAGGAATACTTACAGCAGATAGGGATTGATGTAAACGCACCTATTGAAACACCTATCCCCGAACCTGAACCAACTACATCTAAACCTTCTTTTCTTGGAAATATTTGGAATAAAATCACTAAACCAGGAGTTCCTCCTGCATACAAAGGTACTCCACAACAAAAAGATTACACTGCTATGAGTGATGATGAATTAGCAGATTTAGCATTATTTGGTGATACATCAGCGATTGAAGAGCTTAAAAGGAGAGGTTTGATTTAATGGTATTAAGTTTAACAGAAAAACTTAAACAAATAAAACTTAATATGGGTGGGGAAGAACTTTCTTTGGAAGATAAATTGAAACAGATAAAAATGAATTTACAGGAAACGACTCCAACGGAAACGACTGGACTATCATTAGAAGAAAAGTTAAGCAAGATAAAAACTAATATTGGGACAGAAGCAGTTCAAACTCCAGTTACTACTCCTATAGTTGGTGCTGGATTAGGATTGCCTTCCGGTTTGCAATCTACCCCAGAGATGAAACCAGTTCCAGAAAGTAAGATAAAAGATGTATGGGATGCTGTTCGATTATCAACGAGTAGATTCGTGCAAGATACTAAACAATATTTTAGTTCGGCTTTACCTAATTTAATTTTTCAAGATACCGACCCAAAAGAAACAAGAGCATTAGAACAAAAATATGGCTTACCTACTGGTTCTATTACTGATGAAACAATTGAAAAGCTTAATATAAAAAATAAAGAAAAAAGAGATGTTTATGATGCTAAATATAAAAAAGCAGATGAAAATTATAATAAATGGTTAAAGGAACATCCCGAATTAATGCCTCGTGAAGAATGGAGAGAAGGGGCAATAGCAACAATAAAGAAAAATCCTAAAGTATTATTAGACCCTGCTTTTTGGTTATACCATGCAGCCAATTCTATTTCTTTTTCTTACGCAGTTAAGGCAACAACTTTGGTTGTAGGAATAGCAACAGGTAACCCACTTTTAGCTATAGTGGCAGGGACAGCAGTAACTTACCCTTCAATAGCTCAAAATTTAAACGAAGAATTAATAGCCAATGGAGCAACTCCTGAACAGGCAGCGGAATTATCCGTTCCTATTGGCG